CCCAGCAGAGGATGTTGCTGTAACTATAAAAAACCTATTAGAGGGTCTAGGCGGAGGCAGTCAATTATCACACGACCAACTAGATGATGTAAGTGTGGACGACCATCATGCCCAATCTCATAACATAGCTTCTCATTCTGACACCACAGCAACAGGAACAGAGCTTGATGCTTTAACAGACAACTCTATGGCTGATACTTTACATAGACATTCAGAACTTAGTGCAAGTGATGGAAGTCCTGATAGAATTGTTTATACAAATTCTGAGGGTGTTCTCTTTGCTGATGCTCTTGGTACAGGTGCATCTTCAGGTTTAGGTCTTGATGTAATGTACGGTGCTACCATTGGGACTCATCTTACTGTTGGTAATGATATAACTGTTGGTGGCACAGTTGATGGCGTAGATATTGCTGTAAGAGACCACGCTGAAAGTCATTCAGTTGCAAGTCATAATGATACAACAGCTACTGGTGCAAACCTAAACACTTTAGTTGGTGGCAGTGAGACCGCACTCCATTCTCACGCTGCTGCTGGTGGTGCTGCCTTAACCGTAGCTGAAACAGAGGTATTTAGTGGCACTGCCCCAACTACTTGGACTGACCTTAATTTATCGGGGACTATAGGAGCACAATCTTCTTTAGTCTTGTTAAAATTTGCCTCTATAGGCGCTGGTTATAACCGTACTGTCGCAGTAAGGAAAAACGGAGATACTGACGAGTTTTATGGTGCCACCGCTAATGAAGCTAGGGGCGTTGCTCTTGGGCAATTATTGGGTGCTTCTGTGGTGTTTGTGGTTCTTCTAGTGGCTACTGATGCCACTGGCAAGATTGAATGGAAATCCGCAGCTATTACTATGACTGTTGATGTTATAGCTTACATCAAGTGAGGGGAAAGATGCCAACTGAAAAAGAAATAAAAGCTAACCATAAAGAGGTACACGATAACTTGACAGAGGACTACTACAAGAATAAACTAATGTCCCAAGAGGACTTTGACTATCTTCACGGTCAGAACTGGAATGATATGGAAGCTGAACTTCTAGCTGAGGGCAACATAAAACCACCTGAACCAGTCAGGGATTTAGGGGCTGAGATAGATGAGATAAAGGGGAAATTAAATCTATTAATTAGTTTAAATGCTCAGTCCCAAGAGAAGGATTAATGCTTGATATAATTGTATGGGTTGCCCTGATGATGAGTATCGGGACTGGTGCGCTAGCAGTGTGGGTTTTTAGTGTCCTGGTTAGTGGGGCGGTCATTGTGGGGGATAAGTATACATTGATAGAGCTAACCCTTGCCAGTGCCATCCTGTGCCTTCTCGTAGCGGCTCTAATCGGTTTCACGGCAAGGAAATTAAGGGAATGAAATATAGAAATGCGTTTCATTATGTAGCAGGTGGAATAACGGCCTGGATTTCAATGACTATTCCCGTCTTGGGATTGACATTAGCCCTGACTTTTTTGATTTACGAAGCGATGAATGACTGGAGGAAGGTTGACCATTCCTATCACGACATACTGGAGTTTTGTATTGGTATCTTTGTAGTAGCTACTGGACTAAATATATGGGAGATAGTAAGATGAAACCGAAAGAACGAGATGAATTACTTGGTAGATTGGATGAGAGAAGTCGCAATACTTATCATCTGGTAGAGAAGCTGGAAAAGCACAATGCCGAGCAGAATGGCTACATCCTAGATTTAGTTAAGCAGTCCTCCTCTAACAAGACAAGCATCAAATGGATTGTAAGGGTGTTGGTTGCCGCTGGGATACTCGGTGGTGGTGCTACGGGCATAGTAAATCTGATAGGGTGACTACTGAGTGGGAACTCTACTGGTTAATTGGACAACTAACAAAAGAGCAGAGAGCGATTGTCATAGCACTAATAAAAGAACTGCTGAAAAAATAAGAATTTAATAGTATGAGTAAGTATGGGGGAGTTCGCAAGACTCCCCTTCTTATTTTGCCTTGACACGGGGCTGTGTTATGTGGTATGGTGGATTATGTCAATAAAGTTATATCTAAGAATAAAACTTGACAAACACTATCGTTATGTGGTAGGCTAATGGAGTGGAGGATTAAGAAAGCTTGCTGGCGTCCTGTAAAACTATCGGTCATTATCACAGGCGCAAAGAGGTACACCCCTCGGTGTTGAGAGACCGAGCCAGCAAGCAAAACAAAGAAGATGAACAAAACGAAAATAGAATGGTGTGATTATACGGTCAATCCAGTAAAGGGATTGTGCCCCGTAGCTTGCCCTTATTGCTACGCAAGGGCTATGTATAAGCGGTTTAAGTGGAATCCGATAATACGATATGATGATTGGGTGTGGCACAACGGCCGTAATATCCCTAAGGGTTCAAAGACTTTCGTGGGTTCAATGATGGAACTTTTTGGGGAGTGGGTAGAGCCAGAATGGCTACAGTTAATCTTTGATTATTGCGAATCAGCATCTACTCATACCTTCCTATTCCTTACCAAGAAACCAGAGAATTTAATTAAGTGGAGTCCCTTCCCCAAGAATTGCTGGATAGGTGTATCAGCTACTAATGTGGTGATGGCTGATATAGCACTCAAAAATCTATACGATATAAAGGCTACCGTTAAATTCCTATCACTAGAACCCCTACTCTCGTGGCAACACTCTATCCCCACATCATTCCCACCTCATTTGGATTGGCTTATCTTGGGTAGCCGCACACAGCCCACTAGGCATCCCAAACTATTAGAGGTGGCAGAGATAATTGAGGATGCTAATAGGGCGGGGATACCATTATTTATTAAAGAGCCACTGGCTAGTCATATAGGTATTCAAAGGCAAGAGATGCCCAAATGAAAGAATTAAAAGAAAGAAACCAGGCAATAAGAAGGTGGCGTAAACGAGGTCTAACCTATAGGGATATTGGGGTTATCTTTAACGGCCTCTCACGACAGCGTATTCACCAGATTTGTAGTAAAAAGAAACCTGGTATATGGAGGTTATTATGGGGAATATTCAAAAAGCTAATCAAGTAAGGCTTAACCACGAACTCTTAATTTGGGCAGGGTTTACTCTTAAAAATGGGGTGTGGAGTTATCCCGATGGTGTAACAGTAGATGATGGAGTACCCTTCTTCCCCGAGTCTTTGGATGAGTGCTTCAAGTGGCTTGTACCTAAACTGGAAGGGGTAGGTTTATGGGTAACACCTGAGAGGCTCTATTGGTGGGAGGCAACCTCCTTGGATAAAGATAATTACTATTGCAGCTACAACGCCAAACGGAAGAATCCTGCTTTAGCCCTTTGTTTAGCAATTCAGAAACTTATAAGGAGTAGGTGATGAAACAAGAGTCTATTAAATGGATACTCAATGATTCTGTTTGCGTGATTGATGGATGGTGCTGGGCGGTAAGTCCTGGATTAAAAACAGTTTGTATTGGCAGGGAAGAAGATGTAATTAAGGGGGCAAACAAATGAGTGACGATAAATTGGCGGAACTAAAGGAGCAAGTAGATATTATGCGTGCTAGTGCTTTTTATGAGTCAAAGTTTGGTAGCCAAGAGCATCAGTTTCAAATGCAGGCTATGGTCTCTGCGTATGATGTCTGCCTAAATCTTATTAAGGAGACGACAGATGAAATTAGAAGCATTAAAAAGAAAGTGGCATAAAGACTTAATAAGAGATGATGTAAGGGAAATGAATATGGATGAGGAGAGGCTCAATAGATGCCCTCATATAAGAACACTCCGAGGTGGTGATGAAACTCAAGATATGTGCGACCTTGTGGATAAATGGTGTCTAATAGAACACGGTGGGGATTGTGAGGAATGGGATAAAATAAAAGATGAGTGGGATGCCGAATACGGCGAACACCCACGACCTTGGGATAAATTAAAGGAGAAGAAATAATGGCAGAACAACATTATTGCGAGGAACATCAAGTAAAGTTTACCCGGAGGACTAATAAGAAGGGGGAGGAGTGGTATTCCCACCCCATCGAGGTGAACGGCCAAACTGTGGGATGGTGCAATGAGGATGGGAAAAAGGTGGCTAAGTTATCCGCACAACTCGATGACGCAATGCTACCAGAACACAAGGAAGTAGTTGAGAAAGCTAAGGCATCTGTAAGCAGTGAGATGACAAAGGGTGAGTGGTCGGAAAAGGATAGGGTTACTCGTCAAAGCATACAAAGGCAGACCTCGTTAAAGGCAGCGGTTGAATGGTGCATTGCCAAGCACGCTACAGAGCCCGTAAAGACAGCTATGGTGCTTACTGTAGCTAGTTTGTTTGAATCCTATCTTGAGAATGGGATTTCTGTAGAGAAAAAGAAATAGGCTTGCTGGTGGGATGTTATTCCTTAAATGGCGTGCTTGGTAGTGCGGAATTGTTGGCGACAGCCGCAGGGTTGAATTCCCTAAGCCAACTACCATAGGATACACCAGCCAATAAGCAGGGGGAAATATGTGGATACAAGAATGGATAGACAATAGATTCGGAGTACCTAATACAGTTAATAAACAGGTATATGAAGACTTTGCTGAAGAACTAATGGGCAAAGCAAGGGAAGCGGTAGAGGGGGCTGGACTGACAGATGAGGAGATACGAGAGTTATGGGTTGCTCAATATACGGAGAAGTGGGATGAGGCTACTGCTAAAGAAATAGTGGACAAGATTACATTTGAGTTTACAAAAGTGTTTCGTCATGCCCAAACTAAAGCTATTCTAAAGGCTCTGGGGGGTGAATGATGAGTATTAGTTTATGGTTGCTAGTCTTTATCGGTATTATGGTATTGTCTCTTGTTGGAGTAATGCTATATATCCAGCATAGGCTTAGGAGTATTGCTGAGGGGCTGAAGCGATTAGCAAATCTTTTGAAAGGAGAAGTCTAATGAGTGAACAGAAGGATAAGTTGATGACGCCAGAGAGGGCTATTGAAATCATAGAGAAATGGCAAACTGGTAACTTTGCTACACGAATTGATGATATGAATCCAGCCCTTAATCTTGCTGTCGAAGCCCTGAGATATGAACAGAAGGTTATATGCCCTGATTGTAAGCCCAATCCAGATGGTGAAGGTGTACCAAGTGGCGGTAAAATATACGATACTGAAAGAGGTATTTGGGTAGATTGCCCCACCTGTAAAGGCACAGGAGACGGTGATTACTTCCCCACAGAGGAGGAGCAAACAGAACACGATGAGAACTACGAATTTATGAGGAGGGGATAATATGACAGGGCAGAAGAAGCTGGATAGCCCTGACAGGGAGAAGATAGCTGAAAAACTATATCAACAACGGTGGTATGGGGGTCAACCGACTTGGGAGAAAAGTTTACTAAGGGAGTTATTCCGTAATTATGCTGACCAAATCCTAGCCATCAAAGGGTTAGCAGTTCTTGATGATGACCAGAGTAGGGAAGAAATAGAAGGGGTATTAGGATATATTGAGGATATGTTTCCCGAGTTAAACACTACCTATTGGCAATCAAAGAGGTGGAAGGAGTTCAAGGATGAACAAACAAAAGGATAGACATGAGTTGTTGAAAGAGCTTGTGGTAGATATAGAGGAACATCTGCTTAATTTAGAACAAGGAACAAAGTCGGATACTATAGCCCAAGAGATAGTCTATGACATTGTTGAGGACAAACTCCTAGTCCTCATTCCTACCTGTGATTGCTGTGAAAGACCCCTTGAGGTAGACGCACAGAAACAGAAGATAGTAGACGCTGTGAAAGAAGCCAAGAAGCGAGGACGGCGAGAAGTTATCAAGGAGATTGAGGAACAAGCAGGTGAAACTTTATTCTTATTAGAGGATTTGAAGTTCTGGCATGACCTAAAGGAAGAGAAGTGACACTAGAGGAAAGGGTTGAGAAATTAGAGAAACGCCAGGACATAGCTGAAGCGAGTGAGGCTAAATGGCAGAGAGTGGTTGATGAGCAACTAACCGACCTTACCAATATAATACTAAGCCTTTCTTCTATGATGAGAAAGTGGAACAACGATTTAGCGGAGCATTTTAAGAAGCATTATATTGATAAGAAAGAAAGACCTACCCCTAAACGAAAGAGTAAATACTAATACTAGTTATAATAGGGGTGTCAAAACCTAACACTGAACCCGTAAGGTAATGTAAGGAAAGTAAGAACCGTTAGGAGTGTAATGTCTGAAAGTATAACAAGGCAAGTAATAGAGGATTGGGTACGGCAGACAACGGGTACTTTTGACTATCAGATGATGTTCAGGGAGATACCGATAAACGACCCTGATAACAGACAAAATGCCTATGTCTATATGGGTAGGATTTGTAAGGATAGGATTGCGAAGGCCATCAATGGTAGGCATGGCACATTTAGGTTGATTGATAGGGATGCGCCTATCTTAAATTGGAAGGGGGTTAATGATTTTGAGGGACTTGATATACACTGGCCTTTTAAGTTAGAGGAGTTTGTGAGGATATTTCCCAGAAACCTTATTGTTGTTGGTGGAGACCCCAATGAAGGTAAAACTGCTTTTCTACACAATGTTATTGACCTTAATTGGAGAAAGTATCCGATAGTCCTCTTCGACAGTGAGAATAGCGAGAAGGAACTAGCGTTAAGATTCGCTCATTATTCGGACTACAAGTTATGGCCTGACGATTTAGTAAGAGAGAGAAGTCAGAACTTCTCTGATGTGATAGAACCTGACTCTGTAAATATTATTGACTATCTTGAGATAACCGATAATTTCTATAATGTGGCTAAGCTCTTAAGGGAAATCAGGGATGCTTTGAATAAGGGGATAGCGATTGTAGCAATTCAAAAGGCTAAGGGGGCAGAGCTTCCAATAGGTAGGGATTTTAGCAGGCAGATAGCAAGACTTGTGTTGACAATAGACCCAGGCGTGTTGACAATACGCAAGGCTAAGTCATTTGCCCAAAGGACTGTTAATCCCAATAATATGAAGTTCACTTTTAAGCTGAAAGATGGAGCATATTTTACTGATATACAAGAAAGCTGGATGACATAGGGGGTATTAGAATGTGGAAAAATAATAGACCTGAAGGGTGGGAGGAATTGAGGGACAAGAAGATTGCTGAGGTATTAGAGCGTCACGGCTTGCGGGCGACAGGTTCAATTGTCTTGGCTGAGGCTGGTGCTGATGCTATATTAGAAGCACTAAGGAAAGAGGGTATTCGCAAAGATGGCACTCAAAGGGTGTGGTCTACTGAAAAGTTTAGGGGGAAACGAGGCTTTGTAATATTTATTGAGGAGGTAGAATGATATTACTAGAACCCGTAGAGATAATGGGGGCAGTTCTGGCTATTGATAGGGATTGGCAGGGATACACTGATGATTATGCCATACAGGAAAACATAGTTAAAGCTACTGGCAAGAAGATACTTATACAACTACAGGCAATATATAACCTACCTGATGGGGGAATGTTTAATGAGAGGATGGGTGAATTTATTCAGGAGTTAATGGAGGAAGCAAATGACTAAGCAAGAAAAGATAAGGGAAGGGATAGCTAGTATAATAAAAGACAACGACACTGAGTGGCGAGAGGATTCAGATATTGAAGAGGTTGCTGACCTGCTCCTCACCTACCTCAACTTTCACGGTGTAGTGATAAAGGTAGATGAAGTTAAGGTAAAAGATAACCATCGTGCAGTTCACCTACGAAAAGTAAAAGGTGGTATGGTATTTGATAAAAACTGCAAAGCGTGTAGAGAAGGTGACGCTTTGGTTGGTTATCTTGATGAGTTATTCCCCAAGAGATACCAGCGTGTAGCAGTAGAGCCACTGGTGAAAGAATGAAAGACAGAAGGAACTGGCTCAAGGGCAAGATAAGTGAACTTGAAAATAAAGAGCTTTTTGTCGAATTAGATGAAACAGATAAGATTTTTCTTGATGGCTACAAAACTGAACTGAAAATGATTGAGCTTGAAGAACGGGGTTTATTAAAAGGGGATGATTTTAAGAAATGAAACGGTATCAGATAATATATGCTGAAAGGAGGGGCGGATGACATTACCAAGTCCATACTATCAAGATGAATGGGTAACTATCTATCACGGGGATTGTAGAGAGATATTACCTGAATTACCAAAGGTGGATTTGGTGCTGACTGACCCGCCGTATGGTTTAACTCAGAACAAGCAAGATGTGGTTGTTGATTTATCACCATTCCTAATTTATCCTGCAGTGGTGTTTTCTCAGCAACCTTATACCACTGACCTGATAAGTCAACATAGGGGGATATTCAAATATGACTTGGTATGGGATAAGATTTTAATAAGTGGTTTTCTTAATGCCAATCGTATGCCCTTGCGACAACACGAAATAATTTTAGTCTTCGGCAATGTGAATTTTACTCCAATTAAAAGTGAGGGGGTATCAAAAAATCATAGTAAGGGAGTACCCAAAGAGGATAGGCATCAAAACTATGGGCAACACAACTTTGCTGATAACTCCGATGTACTTGGGAATATGAAACACCCCACGAGTATCTTAAAGTTTATCAAGCCTCATCCATCAGTAGCACAACACAGGACAGAGAAGCCAACCAAGCTAATGGAGTGGTTAATCAAAAGTTATTCAGTAGAAGGCAATTTAATATTAGACCCCTTCCTCGGTTCAGGAACAACTGCCTATTGTGCCAAGAAACTAAACCGCAAATGTATAGGCATAGAGATAGAAGAAAAGTACTGTGAGATTGCTGCTAAAAGATGTAGTCAATCGGTAATGAATTTTAGCCAATGAAGTAGAGAGTGATATAGAGTTATGAAGAAGAAAACATTAGCTAAAGTTAGGAAGGAAGTATGGGCAGTCTTTTCAAGGTATATTCGTTTAAGGGATTGCCTGAGAACTACAGGGTGTACGTCTTGGGGATTGTGTATAACCTGCGAGAAGAGGTATCACTTCAAGCTCTTACAAGCAGGACACTTCATTCCGGGGAGGCATAATGCCAACCTCTTTTCTGAAAAAGGGGCACACGCTCAATGCTATAACTGTAATATAAACTTGAGGGGTAACACCTTAGAATACCGCAGAAAGATTATTGAGATGTATGGTGAATATATGGATGAGGCGTTAGAAGAGCAGGCAAGGGAAATAAAGAAGTTCACCATCCCAGACCTCAAGGAACTGGAAGCTAGTCTATTAGATAAAATAAGTCTATTGGAGGGTAAATGAAAACTGGAATCTGTTTATTGTTGGTGTCGCTATTTATGCTTGTGGGGGGAATCTTGTTTAGTGCTATTGGGGTACACGAGTCTCATTATCTCTTACCCGATGGCAGCGTGGCGGTAATGGATGGCGCTAGTAATCCTGATATGGTTGTTGGCGGGGAAATCATTGAGCCTGTTGTGTATGATGATAATGAGGCGCTTTCTTGGGTGTGTTTGGCAGGGTGGATGATATTCTCTATTGGGGGAGTGGTATTTATAGTGGCAAATTCTTCTTAGGAGGGGGAAATGAAAGATAGATATACGCTGGAAAGGGAACAGAGAAGGATGGGGATGGAAGACCCTGTTGAACTGGCAAAGTATGAAGCCCTGGGGTTTTTGTTAGGGGATATGGACTCACCGGTAGAGTCTATCACTGAGCCGCCCACTACTGATGATGAGATAAACAAACTCATTGAAGGTGTTAAGGCTGAGTATGAAGGGGTGCCTGAATTCTCAATGTTTGGCGACCCTAATTGGAGAGTTCGTGATGCTACCATAGAAATACTAGAATGGGCAAGGGGTTAAACAATAATTTTTGCGACTATAGGAGGTAGAGATGGACATTAAATTTCAGGGGACGGCCGGGATATTCCAGGATACGCATAACCCCTTTCAAGACCAGCGTGTTATTCGAGAGGTGGAGTTGTTTCTATTTGAACTACAGCCTGACCTTATGGTGTATCCAGGGGATATGAGCGACTTCTATTTACTGTCCAAGTTTGATAAGAACCCTAACCGAGCTGATACATTACAGCAAGACCTTAATTCCACGGCCACATTATTCAAGCGACATAGGGAAGGGATGCCCAACACGAGGATGATATTCACGCTTGGTAATCATGAGGATAGGCTGAGGAGATACCTGTGGTCGAACTCGCCCGCCCTTGCTTCGCTCGATTGTCTGACGATAGAGGGGTTATACAAGCTTAGGGAGAATGAGATAGAGTGCGTTGACTATGAGGAGGGCATCTTATTCAATGGGAACTTCATGGTTACTCATGGGGATTTAATACGGGCGCATTCAGGATATACTGCTAAGGGGATGAGTGATAAGCATGGTGGGTCAGGGATATGTGGGCATTCTCATCGGGGGGGTAATTCACTCAAGACAAATAGGTTTGGTGTTTATGGGTGGTGGGAGAACTATTGTTTGTGTGATTTAGACCCTGATTACGTGTCTCATCCCAACTGGCAGCAGGGCTTTTCTGTAGTTACTGTTATCCATGAGCGGTTTTGGGTTGAACCAATACAGATCATACACAGGAAGTTTATTTACGGAGGTAAAACCTATGGTAGTGGCGGAAAGAAACGGGTAAGAGTAGAAGTATGATGGATAGCGGGAAGATAATTCTCCCAGATACATATAATAAAAACCTTATTTGTGGTAACTGCTCTCATTCTATGTGCCTAAAGATACCTCTTGGGATAACAACACGTAAGTATGCCGAGGATCACGTGTGTCCCAACTGTGGGTGCAAGTTTGATGGAGAAGGTAACCAATCATATTCACATCCAAAGGGTGCACCAATGATATACCTACCATACCATTTAAGAGGAATGGGGGGAAACTATTCATGCCAGAAATAGGTGAAATTCAAAGATTAAACCACCGCACACATATATGGCACGCTTGTGAAGATTGCGGGAGGGAACGCTGGGCGAGATGTAAAAAGGGGCAATCAGCAAACCAAAGGTGTCGCTCTTGTAATGCCAGAAATAGAGGCATAAGCATGAGGGGCGAAGGTCATCCAGCATGGAAAGGTGGAAGGGTTAAGCAAAGTGTAGGATACATTAAGGTTAGGGTTTTCAGTGATGATTTTTTCTATTCGATGGTTGATAAAAAGGGCTATGTTTTAGAGCATCGCTTAGTAATGGCGAAACATCTAGGGAGGTGTCTCCAGCGATGGGAAATCGTTCATCACAAGAGTGGTATTAAGGATGACAATGGGCTTGAGAATTTACAACTTGTCAGTGATGAGAGGCATAACCAAATCACTATACTAGAAAATAGGATTAAGTATTTAGAGGGGGGGCTTATGAGAGCGACATTGAAAAATAGCAAAATAATTGGTTGTCCTGTGTGTTGGGGGCTGAAGGTTGTCTGTGTTGGGTTAAAGGACAACTTAGAGCCAATTTTAGAGCCTTGTACTGGCTGTGATGGAACGGGGTGGCTGACCTATAAAGAGGTGGATAAAAAGGAGAAGAGTAAATGAAACCAGGGACATTTAACCAGGCGTGCTATGAGGTGGCAAAAGAGATAGCTGATGTTGTGATAAATAAACAGAGGGATTACGGGAAGGATAACATACTGGCATTTGGGGAGTTTGGGGTATTGGTAAGAACGAATGACAAGATAGCACGACTCAAAAACCTACTAAATAAAGAGGGGGTAACCGAGCCGAGGATAGATGCGTGGGTGGATATAATTGGATATGGTATTATAGCTCTCTTACTTGATAGGGATTGGTTTGGATTAGAATTGGAGGAGAAATGAAATTCTATGTAGCAGGAAAATGGGAAGACCGCAAGAACTGTCGTAAACTAATGGATAAAATTCAAGATTTAGGGCACGCTATTTCTTATGACTGGACTACTGGCGAGGAAACTGATGAGGGGTATCCTATAGTAAATGCGATAAACGACACACGGGGTGTTCAGGTAAGCGATGTCTATGTTGGCAGGTTTATTGATAAGAACAATTATAAGGGTGCGTTGGTTGAGCTTGGCATTGCATTGGGATTAAATAAGCGGATATTTATTATAGGCCACGCTATAGACTCCTGCATATTTTGCCATCATCCCTCGGTGCGGAGATTTGAGAATGAATCGGAGTTTTTAAGCTATGTTAGGCAGGTGCTATGAGGTTTATAGAATTATTTGCTGGTATAGGAGGGTTTAGATATGGGCTTGAACAGATGGGACGACTTCAACAAGGTGTGGAGCGACCCCGAAGAAGCAGGGTCATTGAAGGCAAAGGGGGCAAATCCCAATTTGATTGTGTCTGGGCAAACGAATGGGACAAATACGCCTCCCAAATCTACCGAAAACAATATGGAGAAATCTGTGAGCAAGACATCAGAACAGTTGACCCTTCTACCATACCAAAACACGACCTCATCTGTGCGGGATTTCCTTGCCAGTCTTTCAGTATCGCTGGGAAGCGAGGAGGATTTGAAGATACTAGGGGCACACTCTTCTTTGAAATTATGCGAATCGCTAGGGCTAAAAGAACACCGTATCTATTACTTGAGAATGTCAAAGGACTCCTCTCCCATGATGAAGGGGATACATTCCAAACAATCCTCAGAACGCTGGATGAATTTGGGTATGATGTCCAATGGCAGGTGCTTAACAGCAAGGATTTCGGGGTCCCCCAAAACAGGGAAAGGGTGTTCATTATCGGACATCTTAGAGGACAACCCCGACCCAAAGTATTTCCTATCGGAGAAGCAGACGAAGTATATACAGAACCAGATGGACAAGTCGTCCACGCCATTGACAGCAATTATCACAAAGGATGGTTAGATAACCAGCAGAGGACAATGGTATTAAACCAACCTAAATATGGGGAATATCATACTAGCGATGTTGCTGATAATATGGCTGGTACAGGGAAAAGTAGTCAAATAAAGGCAGTAATTGGCAACAGTATCAGGCGACTAACCCCAATAGAATGCGAGCGTTTACAGGGATTCCCAGATAATTGGACAGAGGGGATAAGTGATACTCAGAGATATAAATGCTTGGGAAATGCGGTAACTACTAATGTTATTGAGGCTATAGGGAGGCAATGGATAAATGGCTTATAAATTATGTCCGGTACAAGAGGCGTGTATCCATTATAAATCGGGTTCTAATAGACCCAACAATCATGATGTAAGGAATAAATATGTATGCTCAAGGTATGTTAAGGGGTGTGAGATGGCGGTGTTTTACGAACGGGAGATAATGGGCCTGATTATAGCTTGTAAGATAAAATGATAATAGAAAGTATATGGCAATCAAAACAAGAAGACCCGTATGTCAATCTGTGTCTTGGAATTCTCAATCAAGCCAGAATAGATTATGGGACTAAATACAGGCGTGATGGTGAGAAGTCTATGGGGAATAACTGCCCGGACGATCTGTGGGGTGAATTCGTAGAGACTCAAGCGTATAAAGAGGGGTTACGACAGGTTGACCCAAATGAAATAGCTTATGCGATTGGTAATTACTTGGAGGTAAAATGACTGAGATAGATTGGTTGCCCGAACAGCTAAAAAAGTTTGTTCTTTTATCTAATCTGTGGTATAATGATAGTGGGAGGTATAAATTATGCCACGGTTCGGAGAAACAAAGTATGGTAGAGAGATTGGTAAAGCTGCTTCTGCCAACAAATTTATCTGGATAGCCTGTAAGGTTTGCGGGAAAGGTAAATGGGATAGGGTTTCCCAGCAACGCTCTAAATGTGCGGATTGTGCTCGTAGCGAAAACTCACGAAACTATTATAAGGAACATAAGGGGAATAAAAGCCCTCAATGGAAGGGGGGTAGGTTTAAGAGGGCAAAAGATGGTTATGTTTTTGTCTATTTACAACCCGATGATTTCTTTTACCCAATGGCAAGTACAGAGAATTATGTTCTAGAACACCGCCTGGTTGTGGCTCAATCTTTGGGGAGATGTTTGGCTTCTTGGGAGATAGTCCATCATAAAGGAACTAAATATCCGACGGGTAGTGTTGAAAATAGGTCAGATAACCGCATTGAAAATTTACAACTTGTGTCAGATGACCAGAACAAGCAAATGAAGCTTATGGAAAATAAAATAGCGGGGCAAGCCAACCAAATTAGGATGCTAAAAGCAGATATCAAAGACTTATTAAAAGATTTGGAGGATAGAAGTAATGAATAAAAACCTCGCAGAGCATTTCTTGGTTGAACAATTAAAGACGAGCAGGAATTTAATAGATATATCCATCTTACTGATAGAAACAGAAAACCGCCACCTACTGGCAACGGCATTAGAATTACTTTATGAGCAGACACAAATCATAACCCTAGAAAACTGCGTAGAGGAAGCCCCCTAGCAAGCAAATCTTGTCACTACTTCGATTCTGTCTAGGGGGCTTGTGGTCTATTTATCTACTCCGTCAGAATCTACTATCCAATGCTCTTGCACGTAACTGGATGGTAGCTCGGAAAACTTCTTATAGAGCCTTTTAGCTTCTCTTCGTGCCTCATCTTCATTATCGGCTCTCACCTGAAAGTTCCTGCGATTAACCTGTTCAAAGAAAACTGTGTATTTCATTGTAACCTCCCTATTACTTCCCTGTTATATTTACGCCAGATTAAAACATCTCTCATCCAGTGCTGATGGGCTCTGTATCCGTGATACTCCCTTCTGTCTGGATAGTTCATTTAATCATACCACCATAGTTCTCGATTTGTACCCCAGGTGCCATCCTTCTTTTTGTCTGCACCCACAAGCATAAACCCTCGCCAGCTATCGTTTCTGGTTGTCCATTTATCATTTCATACCCCCTTTTAACTCACTTTTAGAATCTTGATAATTCTAGCCACCATTCCCAATTCCCTATAACGTTTCTTTTCAAATTCAGCAGTTCTTTTATCAAGTCCCTCAAGCACCTTAGTGCCAAACCTACCATCAGGAGCAGTTATAATTACTTTGTATAAGACGGGCCTGTCCATCTCAATCCCCCTTATAACTTGTTGGGTTATTTACCTATAATATACTAGCTCCTTAACCCATTGACAAAAGAGGCAAACCATAAACAGAACGTGTGGTATGAACTTTCATCAGAACCATTTACTTCTACCCATTTCCTCCAAAAATCGTTATGGCTTGCTATTAGTTGCCGACGTTTCATTTCAACCCTCCATTAAGCCTGGACTCCATAACACCTCGTAACTTGAGGCACATCGTCTTAAATTCACAGTTTACATGACAATTGAAGGCTACGAATACTCGACCTTTAGCATCCGGTTTAGTCTCATTACAGAAATCTGGTGCACAGCTGAAAGCCTGTTTAATATTCATCTCCCCTCCTTTACTATATTAAAATTTGCTCGGATATAATTATCTACTTTTCCTTGGCAGAACATACAACCCAGAATACCATAGCTTGTGAATCCCAGTGATGCGTTCATTCCACAATGGACACACACCTCAGTTCTGGGATTGCGATACCTCTTGAGTCTTATTATGGTTTTCATTTTCCCCTCCTTTAATACCTTATATAGTGCTAACCTATTTGTCTTCTGCCTTGGCTAGTGCTTGCTCTACTAGCGCTGGTAACTCGCCCATCTTGTTTCTTTTGTAAAAGTTCTGTAAGTTTTTCAAAGCCTCATACAAATCAGGTGCAGCTTTCATAGTCAAACAATTCTTACATGCGCAATCCCAATTAAAGTGTTCCATTTACTTCCTCCTTTTATTTGATTACTCTCACTATATACCCCTAGACTATGTAGCTTAAATCCCCATAAACCCTAGCATAGTACTCATCCTTAAACTCACCATTGGGGAACTCAGTAGTGCGTAACCCAAACGCATCCTGCCCGGTGTTTTGGTAGTTTTCCTCTTCTTCTGTAGCTAGGTTCAATGCCTCATGTTCATTAAATTGTTCCTCACACAACCAACGCCAGCATTTCCAAGTTCTACCACATGAGCATTTGATTCTCCAGCCATCCCTGCCACTCTCTCTGCTTGATACTTTTTTGTGTTTCACCTGTTTTCTCCTTTGTTGTTTTTTTATTTCATTTTACAGTCTTAAAGACATACTGTCAAACTTCATATGGCATAGTATGAGTGAGGGCTTGAGACTGATAAACTCCTATAAACTGCTGTCAACGGCTGTCAATGCTATTTTACTAGGATTTGACAGTTTTGTGATTGTGTGGTATGCTTAAAGGGATTGATGGTCGGCCGCGTGTGCTGGGGGGTAAAGGTTCTCGATATGCTGATGAAGTAGCCACGGGCTACAGGCAGAGGGGTCATATGGGCAAGCTGTGTCCACCCCCAGCACGAATAGTAGAATATGATGCTATGGTGGCGGAATAGGTAGACGCTATGAGATTCTATTTAACCAACAATCGGGGGCACGGGCTAAAATCTATATGGGATAACACATCCAGGCGACTTGTTGCTCGGTTAAGCACGAAATGGTTCTGTCTGTGGTTGATACACGATAGAAAATAGATGAGGGTGCAAATCCCTAGCGAATAGTCTGGTGCGTCTTTGTGTACGTCTCGATGAAACTAAATAGAGGGATATTATCTCATCAGCTTTTGCTGTACCAAGAGGAGAACAATGAAGGATAAAACAAACTCAAGAGGATGGGCACCAAGTAGTGGGGTGAAAGGCACTCTTAGTGTTACGATGCTAGGAATACTCCCTGAGTAGCCCCGCTTAAATAAGATGTTAAATCAAAGACAAGAGGATTATGCACAACTACTATATAAGGGAGTGAAGCAAATCAAGGCTTACGAGGAGGCTGGCTTTTCTATAAATAGCACTCCTGAGACTATAGCGGCCAATGCTTCGAGGTTAGCCAACTCCGATAAGATAGTAGCAAGATTACAAGAGTTGAATGCTCCTATGGTTGAGGTTTTACAGTCAACGAAGGCTAAGAAACTACAGATACTTGAAAAGATATATGCACACGAGCCTAATTCAGAGACAATAACAGCCCAGGTTACAATTAAAGCAGTAGCGGAGCATAATAAGATGGCAGGGGACTATGCACCGGAGAAACATGCTGTGTTAGGAGATATTGAAATTACGATAGTACATAAGGATAAGGGGGGATAGATGCCACCAGGCTAATCGTTAAGTTGGCACTGGTAGGTAGACCTACTAGATTAGCTAGTAGTAGAGAGGTTAGAGAATGATACTACTAACTGATGAAGAGATACGGGGGGCTATTCAGGATTACAACGCTACCTTAAATCAATGCTGTGATGACAGTTACTTTACTATTCACGCTGATAGCTTTAATGCCATAGCCAAAGCCCAGTTAAAGAAGGTGGTAGAGTGGGGAAACGAATGGTGTCCTGTCCACACAATAGAAATCTCAAAGGATGTAACCGAAGTTATTGCAAAGCATCAGTGTTGTGAATGTTGGCAAGCCCTATTAAAGGAGGTAGAGTAATGCCTGCAAATATAATTACAATCAACGGGGTGAGTGAGTTCTATGTGGGTGATTCAAAGATGCCCAAGTTTATCAGGTGGCTTAAAAGGCATGGATTTCCAGAGAACAAAGAGGCTAAGGCCCTATTAGAAGAGGTTAAGTAATGGAGAAAGCTATATGTATCATTATGGGCATACTGCTCTTTCTTCTTGTTCTTCCGCCATTGATGCAACTCATCTTTAATTTCTGGATTAGGCTATTAGAATTAGATTAGAAGAGGTGAAATGATGACTCAAGAAGTAGCGATGTTCATACTGGTTTGTTTGGTGTTTATTGCCTTTAGGGTGGGTTATTATCTAGGAAAGGAATGACTAAATATAACAAACTAGAGGATGGTATGGGTTACTTGGTGGACACAACAGAGGAGACCTTAAAACTAGCTTGTTGTGATTGTGGGATGGTACATTATATCGGGATAACAATTAAAGATGACCAGAACATAATGATTGGGTTTAAGAAGGATAAGCGAGCAACCGCTCAACTGCGAAGGCATAGTTATGGTTTCTTACAACAAGGCAGAGAGAAGCATAAGTTGGTGAGGAATGACTAGAGAAGAGATAATATTAGATGCTATCAGGAGAGCCAACAAGTTGGGTGCTAAGGGTTTAGAGGTGACGGGATATGGGCAGTCTCAAGATGGTGCTAGTTCGCCCCGATTGTTTTTAGTCACACAAATACCAAAGCAAATAACGGGGAGTGGGACTGAGTGGTATGACAAGTAGAGAAGAGATAAGGTTAGTTTCTTGTGGCACATTAGCGGGGATTACCTTTTGGTTAATCTATGAGTTAGTTAGTTCTCTTAGGATGATACTGGGCATATGATGAGACACACTGAGAGAGACGAGGGATGGTAGTAAAGGAGAAAACTAGGGTAGAGGTAGTCTTACCGATACCGCATGCATATCAGTCCGAGTTTATAGACTCTGATAAGAAGAGGATTATAATACGGGCTGGACGCAGGGGTGGGAAGACGGTAGGGGCTGCGATTAAAGCTGTCCATTCGTTTCTTGGTGGGAAGAGGGTATTGTATGCCGCCCCGACCAGTGAACAGGTCGGGAAGTTCTGGTTTGAGGTAACGAGTGCATTAGAGCATCTCTGTAGACCTTTTGAGGTAGAAGAGGGCCCAGATATTGGTGGTACGGTTTACACACACCAACCTCTTTATAAAAAGAACGAGTCCGAGTATTTTATAGAGAAGGTGGGAACAGAGCAGAGATTAAAGGCCAAGACTGCTTGGAATGCCAATACCTTAAGGGGTGATTATGCTGACCTTTTAATCTTGGATGAGTGGCAGTTGATGGACGAGGATACCTGGGGGATTGTTGGCGCTCCGATGCTAGCTGACCACGATGGGGATGCGGTGTTTATTTACACTCCGCCGTCATTAAGAAGCACGGGTGTATCAAAGGCCAGAGACCCCAGGCACGCTGCAAAGATGTTTAAGCTAGCCGAGAAGGACAGCAGGTGGTTAGCTATTCATTTCACCTCACACGATAACCCGCATATTTCACAAGATGCATTAAACGAACTGATGCAGGATATGTCCAAGCAATCCTACAGACAGGAAATATTGGCCGAGGATGATGAGTTACAATTAAGCTGGTTGGTTTACAGGGCGTTTAATGAATTGAATTGTAAGCAGGATAGAAGAGAGATACCAAGAGAGTGGTTAATCTATTCAGGGCACGACTTCGGTGGTGCTAACCCTGCTGCTTTGTTCGTAGCCCAAGACCCGACTACGGGGCAATTCTGGGAGTTTGCCGAGTATTTACCTGGGGCAGGAAAGTCCACCCACGAACACGTTGAAGCGTTTAAGAAGATAACCGACGGGTATAATGTAGTATCAAGTTGGGGTGGTTCACATCAAGAGGACGAAATACGGCAAGGATACACATCTGAGGGGTGGCATATACAGGAACCGAAGAATAATAAAGTAAGTGCTCAGATAGATAAAGTCATTGGGTTTATGGAGAGAAGCAAAATCTATACCTTCAGCGATATGTCCCATATTTTAGAGGAAAGAATGAACTGTTTGTGGGAGCCCGACCAAGATGGGAGACCGACTGATAAGATAAAAGACGAGGTAAAGTATCATTTAAGCGCTTGTACTAGATACTTATATTCTAATTTTACCCCAGAAACAGTGGGTTCACAAAGACCAAGAACTAAACGAAGTGGGAGGTTTTAATGCCAAACTATAAAGACCTTGTTAAAGAAAAGGAATCTGAGTTTTGGGATCTAACCAGAAGGATGGATACTGATAAAGGTTTACAGTATCTTGATAAGTATGTAATGAGGGATAAGGACAATTTAATTGTCCCCAATATGATAAACATAACTTTACCCGATACGGCTATCTTTTTCGCAGAGATTGTTTCTCGCTTAGGGGATGCCACGGAGCAGATAAAGGTTACATCAGAGAGTAAAAGTTTGGATACAGCTTCTATAGAAGAGTTCCAAAAAGCTGCGTTCTCTGCTGCCAATGATAGACGGCGCTTACAGGGCTTGAATCCACTTAATGTTCACACAGATGAGCAGGTGTGTAGTCGTGGCAGGGCTGGACGCAGAGTTCTTTTCAGATTGGAAGACGGTGTTTTAATCCCCGACATTACTCCCTGGGATATGAGATTTGTAACTTATGACTTTGATGAGACTGGATTAAAATGGGCTGCTTATAAAACGGAACGAACTAAGGGGATGATTTTAGCTGAGTATGATGTTATTACTAAGGGAAAGACTGCTGTAGTTTTAGACGTATGGGATAAAGACCACAACGAAGTCTGGATTGATGATAAGTTAAGATTAGAGCAAGAACATATTTATGGATTTACCCCAGTAGCGATACAGATTGTTCCCCTTGGTTCAATGTTAGCTGATGAAGATTCCCTGAAACATTCTGGCGAATCGCTATTCTTTTTAATAAGAGATTTAGTTCCTGAAATAAACAGACTGATGACTATTGCTCAGACAATCAATATGCGGCTTGTTCACGGTGCCTATAACTGGAAAAACAGGGCAGGGGCAAGTGCTGAACCACCCGATTATGATGAGGCAACTGGGATTGGGGCAATAACAGCAATGGGAACTGATGAAGACCTTGACCCGCAAGCAGTTCAGGATATACAGAGGTCTTTCACTGAGTTAAACAGAGAACTAAATACCAGACTTCAAAGGGGTTCAATATCTAACCTTGATTTAGGAATCCTCGGCTCTACTCCCCCATCAGGTGTTTCATTATTAGCCGCAAAAGCTGAAAGAGATACTGTTTACAGACCGAGGATAAATACTAAGTCTCTATTAAATGAGACAACTGCTGAGATGTTTACCAAGCAGGTCATTCAAATAGGCGGGAGTGTAGAACTCGGCCCAGAGGGTCATAAGCAGACCTTTCAGACATCTAAATTAACAGGCGAATATCAGACAGAATATAAGTATTTTGTTAAGAGTCCAGAGTTAGACGCTGGAGCAGTTACATTGGCTGCTGCCTATGGTGATTTAATTCCTGAGAGAGCGAAGAGGCGGGAGATTTTACAGAGAGAAGACCCCGATGAAGATGAATTGTGGTTAAGTTTTGAGGAGCTAGGACGTATGTTTCCAATGGTTAAGGCCAACCGAAATATTCGTGATGTATTGAAACTTGCAGAGGATGGCGTGGAGGGTGCTGAGTTGGATGCGGAGATTGCCTCGGCTGCGATGGGGAAGTCCCTTGAACAAGTATTAGCTGGTGAGGTTGAGCCACCCAAACCAGAGGAAGACCAAGTACCAAAACAGGTAATTCCGTTATTAGGGGGAAATCAAGCAACACCACAACCGAGAACTGAACAGTAGGAGGCATAATGGTAAAGTCAACAGTAAGACCTTGGAAGGAATGGACTGAAGAAGAAAAGGGGAGGTGGCTAGACTCCTTCAGTGATACATTAGTTGAATCATTTAAGTATCTCGTTGAACACAATATACCAATACCAAGTTGGAGGAAGGGAAATGACAAAACATTTTAATTTAGAGGAGCACGAAAAGAGGATACGGAGGGTGCTTGCCCCCCCATCCCCGATTAGTTCCATAAGGCAGAAATTACGAGGGATTAGGTTACCGAGAATTAAGCGGAGAGGTTAATGGTTACTGAGTTAACAAAGAAAAGGCGTAGAAGGTCGACTGAGCCAGTTAAGCCACCTGAATTATTAAAGGCGTTAGCACTGCCCGAAGTATCACTCGTTAAGCCCACCGAGGAACAGTTTTCCAGTGCAATGCGCAATGTATTCCCTCAGTTATTCAAGTTTGAAGATGTGGGAATACCGACTTCGGTTCTAAATACATTGGATGTTTTTGCAAGAGAGGATACCGAGACATTCCTGCAAGATATTTTTGAGCGTGGGGATATTGATACCGCAGGGCAGTTATTTGAATTACTCGGCTTAGAATTTGAGGATATGACTACCTTTGAGGTTCTCACATTAGGGTTTGAGCAAGTTATTTTAGAAAGGCAGACTGAAGAAGCGGTAACTGCCATCTTCCCGGGTTTTACACCAGACCAAGTAGTTGAACTTGCCAATGAGGATATAGAGGCATTTATTGATAATATAGCAGATGGGGGGTACACCCCTGAAAAGGAACTACTACTCAAAGAGTTGGGTTTTTCTAAAGTACAAGTTGATGTCTTTTTTGGAGTAGACCAACCGCAAGTTACAAGTCAAATTCCAGCATTTGATGATTGGGTTACAGAGAAGGGTTTTGTGCCAGCGGAAATGGCAGAAAGATTGAGGGAGTTAGGTTTTGCGGAGGAACTTATCCCAGAACTGATTGAACAAAATATGGCTGAATTAAGAGCTATTTATGAATATGAGAATAACTTGGGGAGATGGGGAACTGCCCTTGGCGAACTAGACAAGATATTCATTTCAGAACCAGAAAGAATACCTAGTATTGCTAAGGTGCTTGTTCAAAGTTTATTAAAACTCCCAGAACAAACGTTTGCTGCGATATTACAGGCCGTACAAGGACAGGGTGGGGCAAGTGTAGTAGATAAGGATTGGGCAGATAGATTTATTGAAGGCGCACAAGAAGATATTGCTCAGTTTACCAAAGATATCGCTGAACAGTATCCAAATTCTCAGTTAATGACTGAACTTGCTGCCCTGTCTGGCAATCTCGGGTTCTCTGTAGTAGCTGGTGGTACTGGTTTGGTGGTGGGTGTCCCAGTAGCTTTACTCCCAGTTCCGGGCGCAAGACCCGCTGCTTATGCTGCTGGAACTACTGCTTCTGGATTTGTTGCCTATCAGATGTCAACTTATCAAATAATGCAGGAATACTTAGAATTTAAGGATGCGGAGAAGAGAACTCAGTTTGATGTGGGCTTAACTCAGTTTGAGGAGGATGCACTAAAAGAGGACTTTCATCGTTTGGCAGTTAAGTTCGGTCTTTGGGAAGCAATACCAGAGGCACTTAGCAACCTTGCTTTCTTCTCCATTTTAACAGCGCCACTAACCTCAATGGTTGGCAGTAATGCGGCGACTCAAATTATCTCAAAGATAGCAGGAATATACGGGCAGGAATTACTTACTGAAACGATTACTCAAAAGGGTCAAGCAAGGATTGAGTTTGAGGCTGGATTAAGAGAAGAAGATATAGGTTGGGTAGATTCTTTTAAGGAAATAGCACCACAGACCTTTCTTTTAACAACGGTAATGGCTGGTGCTGGGCAGGTTATTATAAGTTCTAAGAGTGCGATTGATAAAGCGAAGAAATCTCTAACTGAGGAAATTGGAATGACTCACCCGCAATTTGAATCACTCACTGAGAATATAGAAAATAATCTTGATGATGCGGTTAGAAGTGAACCTGTGGAGGGGGTGCCCGATGTAACCCTAGAAGTACCCACTGAAGTTGAACCTGTTGCAGAAGTACCTGTAGTTGGGGAAGTTACTATACCTGAGGTTACTACGCCAGAATCCGAAATTGCTACACAGGCCACAAACATACAGGAGACCGCACAACCAGAAGTTATCAATGAAACTGTGCCTGAAACTACAGATGATAATGTAGTGGTTCACGATGTAAGTATTATAGATAGATTTCGTCCGTCAAGATTTGTCTTTGAGAAGATGGGGCTGACTAATATATGGCAATCAGCATTCAAGGCTGAGACCTTACTAAGAGAGGAGCACACAGCATTTGCTAAAGAACTAAATAAACACGCCAAAGCTGTAGGTAAGGATACTGCCCGAAGAGAACTTGTGTGGGAGTTTGTGAACAATAGTAACCAAGAAGTGTTTAATCAATTAACATTTGAGGAAAAACAAGCGGCTAATTGGTGGAAGAGAACTGCTGATAATTGGGCGGATAGATTGAATATCCCACAAGAGCGTAGAATAAAAAACTACATCCCACATATATTTGATGAACAAGCACGGCAGATGGGAGATATTCCATTGGATGCCTCAATAGCAATGATACTCAGTAAGAAAATATCCGATAAGGTTAATGCCCCATTTCTTAAAAAGCGTTTGGGGAAAGAGATTGGTTTAGTAAAAGACCCATTCCTTGCTGCTCAAGCGTATGAGAATATGGCGTTACGGATTTTCTATTATGAACCAATCTTACAGAAACTCAAGTTAGTGGCAGAACATGAAACAACTCCCGAATTTGCCGGGAATTATCTCAAGGAATACTCTAAAAGAATGACTGGTCAACCTGCTAATATAGATAGGGAAATCAATGCTTTCATAAGGGAAATTGCTAATAACGTTAGGGGATTGCCGGGTGGGGAAAGATTGGCCAATTTCCTTGATAGGGGTAATCCTTCTGGAATGGTTGCCTATAATTTAACTAGTGCCTTGTATGTAATGTGGTTGGGTTTTAAGCCCACATCCGCAATCAGGAATCTTTCACAGCATGGACTGATAATTTCCGAAGTTGATAGTATACAGGACTTTGGGAATGGAATACGATTAAGATTTACAAAAGAGGGTAAGTCAGCATTGGCAGAATCATTGGTTGTTCGCTCTCGTCGGGGGGCATTTATTGAAAGCATTGATTCATCGGTTGTTGAGGGAGCAACGGCAAATTTTAGAGAGTCAGCACTGTTCTTATTCAGAAAAGCAGATGAGCAAAATGTTAAAGATGCCTTCCTTTCGGGATATGCCGAAGCCAAAAGACTGTATCCTGAAGTGGGCAGGGATGCTTGGATAAAGCGTGGTGACGAGGTTGCTGCGGATACACAATACCTTTACACTAAGATGAATAGCCTTGCTATATCGCAAAGTGGGCCGGGTAAAGTCGGGGCGATGCTTACAACTTGGGCGATTAACTGGTTGGAATTGATGAATAAGTTTGTTCGTGGTAAGCAATCAAGGGTCTATGCGCAATTAGCAGCAGATGGGAAGATAACACCCAAGAAAAAGAACTGGCTACAATCCCGTAAATCCCTTCTAGCCTATATGACCATAGTTGCAATAGCCTACGGGCTCAATGAGCAGGATTGGAATAGACTACGGGCGTTTGAATATTCAGGTTTTACCTCTATACGAACTTTTGCTAACCTAGCTGGGGGCGAGTTTCCTGGATTACAACTTCCAGGTGCTGTAGCTGACATAATCTCAGGCACTGCCCTTGGCGATGAGCGGTCTGTAAAAACTGGTTGGAATAAACTAAAAGGAGCTTTCTCCATTCTAAATCAGCTGGAGGACGTTGCCTCTGGTGAGAAGGATTGGCTAAACCTATTATTTTACTTGGAGGGTAAAGACCATAAGGTTAGAAAGTTAAAAGAAGATTGGGAGAAGAACTGGGAGCCTTATGATGATTTAAGTAACCAAATTATAAGAGGGAGGGAATTCCCGACCCTTTCCCTTAATACAGCACAGAAGAGATGGCGGGAACAGAACCCGAAGATAGAAGCGCAAATGTTTGTTACCAATAGACTGGGGAGATTGTCCTCTGATGAAGCTAGGGCTGAAGTTTTAAAACTAATCGATAAACACAATATAGACATAGAGGTTATAAACGGGTATGAAAAGATATTTGGGGTAGATACTACTGAGGAACTGAGTGGATTTCAAAAACGCATAGGCAACCTTGAGAAACTTACAATAGGTGAAGAGGCAAAGTATTTTACGACAGGCACTTTCCTTTCAGAACTCAATAAGATTGTGAAACAGAATGGAAGGGATAAAGTTGAAAGGGATGGGCACGAGTTTTCCATCTTTGCTCTAGCAGAGCAGGATACATGGCAACCCTACGAAGATTACGACCCTACGACTGGGGCAAGATTATTATATCGTCAGCAAAACCCCGATGTTGAGGCTTCGCTTTATTTGTTTGGTAAAATCAGGGACTTCCAGAATCCAGAGAGCGCCAAGATACTTTTAGATTGGATGGATAAATACAACATCCCACCTCAAGCTGTGTTAGCGTTTAATGAAAACCCCGATAGATACGATGAGTTATTTACCCAGAAGTTTGAATTAGAACAGAAGAACTTTGACCTGACTACTCAATATGATAATTTTGGGAATACTGAAGCATCCAACTATCTAGCAGACTCGGAAGAACGCAGACTGGCCAGGGAGAAGTTTAAGGAAGACAATCCTGAATGGGTGGCCGATATGAGACGCATTGAGGCGATAGATAACAATGCCTCGGATGTTATTATAGGGAAATGGGTTGACCGAGGGGCAACGATTGATGAGTTCGGTTCTAGCAGTTCTCAGGCTAAGGTGTGGTTGATTGATAACCCCGAGGTTCATACGTGGGCTTTAGATAATAAACTCCTAACTGAAGACGGTTCTGATTGGAATGAGGATATACTTCGTATTAATGTTCAGTTAGACAAACTAGACTCCGAAAGTAACGAATTCAGGAAACTCAATTACAGGAAGGACGCTTTTAGCATTAACATCCCCAGAGATATAATCGACTCATACGTAAATTATTACACGATTCCCCCTAAACCCGATGATTGGTTGGAAAATGTATCTTACTATGAAGAGGAGTGGTTCTTACAAGACAACCCAGAACTACACCAAGCACTAGTTGATTCAGGGAACTTCAATGAACTCAGGGATTTAAGCAAAGTCCCAATGAGAGATATATTTAAGAAGTGGTGGGTTTACAATACACTAACTAACCGTAAGGATAAGGATGACTACAGATTGAATAATCCCGATTTAGACGAATGGGGTGTATCTGTTGAAATATGGACAAAAACAATGACTGAGCAAAGAAGACGTAAGGGGATAAGTCCCACCGAAAGATTCCTTGAGGATGTATCCCAATTAGAGAGCGCATTTGATACAAGGCAGAAAGAGATTGATGAGCTAATAGAGGGCTTAAGGTGATAGACTATAACGGATACCTCCGCTGCGATTCTTGTAATACAATACTAGGCAGAAACCTTGAGGGGAAAATAGAAATTATCTGCTATAGGTCAAAGTGTAAGCGGAACAATGTTTTCACCACAAAGAGAGAATATCAGTCTCATAAATTGGTGGATTTGACAAGAATGTAATTATGTGGTATGCTTATAGATAGAACTTTAATAATAGAATAATTTGAGCTATAAGGTAGCCGCTTTTGTGTGCTTTTAGGAAGCCGTGAGAGCGGCTTTTTTATTTTAATTTAAGGAGGAGACACTTGGACGAAACTAAGGACACTCAGGACGAATCTTCTGAGGATACGAAGGGAACTTCAGAAAAAGAAACCGAAACTTTTACAAAGGAATCACAGGCAGAGGCAGTGCGCAAGGCTAAGAGTGATGCTTTGGCTGAGGTGGGCAGGTTGAAAAAGACCAGCGAAACCGCAGTTAAGGCAGTCCAGAAAGCCCAAGGGCGAATTGACCAAATGATTAAAGATCAGGAGGACGAGGAACTTAAAAGGGCTGAGGGTGACGAGAAACAGCTAAGTGCAATCAAGGAACGCCAGATTAGAAGGCAGGCAGAATCCGACCTTACCTCAATGACCCAGGAAAGAGACGACGAGAAAGACAAGAGACAGCAAGCCGAGGATATAAGTGGACAATACACGAAGGAGCAAAACGCCCGTGAGATTGCCACTCGGCTAGATGTTGACCAAAAGAAATTGGTTAAACTCTCTAAGTACACAGATGGTTCAAAAGAGGCGATAGAGGAACTTGCCAGCGAATTACCCAAGAAGGGTGATACAAAGTCATTAAAAGTTGATTCGAGTAAGACAATCGGTGGTAAAGACTGGGAGCGTGTTAGGGATGCATATATAAAGAATCCCAATGACGTGCAAAATACTGAGCGATACAATGAAATGCGTAAAGCTCAAGGACGATAAATATAAGGAGGTAATCTATGGCGATTACCACAACTACTGAACTTGCTGATACTATCCCAACCGTTATAGAGGAAGCTAGGCACACAGCCCAACATCGGGCAATTATGGCTAGTACGGTTTGGAAAATCACCAAGCAACAGGGTGATGGTAGTACCGTAAATGTACCGTACTGGGGAGAGGTTACTGCTGCTGCCTTGACTGAAGGTATTGACATGACAAACTCCTCGGCTATGGAGGACACGAATGTTCAGATAACTCCTGCCGAGGTTGGTGTCAAAATTATCCTTACTGACAAACTTATCAGGGATAACATGAATGATGTCAAGGCTGCTGCTGGTAAGATACTTGGAAATGCAATGGAGAAAAAGCGAGACCAGGACTTACTGGCCTTGTTCTCTAGTGCTACAACTGACCTAGGCGGGTCTGCTGACCTGACAATGGGTTTCGTTGCTGCTTCCAGAGCATTGCTAGCAGGTAATGCTACGACTGCTGGTGGGCCTGCCCCATTACCGTATGTTTGTGTACATCACCCGTTTGTTTTACTTGACTTGGTGGATGTAGTTACACCCATCGTGCCGACTGCTGCTTCTTTGGCAATTGGCACATCTCTTACCGATAACATCCTATTAAACTATACTATCGGTAGGCTTTTCGGAATGCCTATACTTGAGGATGGCAACATTACCATTGATGGTACACCTGATGCTCGTGGTGGCGTTTTCGCTGCTGGTACGGGCGGAGGCATTATACTAGCAACTGCAAATGAGTGGTCGGTCGAACCCCAGAGGGATGCGTCCCTAAGAGGGTGGGAACTCAATATCGTAGGAGAATACGGGGTTGGAGTGTATCTGGCAGGCTGGTTAGTCAGTCTGAACTCAGATGCTACTACACCTGCATAAGGAGGTAAGTAATGAGTTTTCCAAATAGGATTTATGGAGACTACGGAGACGAGAAGGTTGCTCAGTCAACCAAGATTGGTGGCTTACCTCTTGGTACGGCTATGGAACTCCCTGATGGGCGACTCTTCCGACAGGCCAAAATGAGTGCTACGGCTGGTGTGGCAGGCAAGGTCTATATTGAGACCGCTGTTGTTGCTGGTCACGGTAACGTGTCTGGTAGTGGGCTTATTTGCCCAACAGCTGTTTCTGTTGGCGATGAGTCCATCGTCCTAACTGTTGGGGGTACTGGAGCAGTTACACTGAATCAGTATGCTGAAGGTACTCTTAATATGATTAGTGGGACAGGTAGTGGCATTTCCTATAAAATCAAGAGCCACGCCGCTGCTGGGACAACCGTGGCTGTCACTATTAATCTTGAAGACAACGACTCCATCGCTGCGACTATTGCGGCTGGTACAACCACAGCTGGACTGCGGAAGAACCTGTACGATGAAATCACCATAAGACCTACTGGTTCCGCTCAGGTGGGACCCGTTATAGGTGTGCTTCCAGTCGCAGCCTCAGCTTCATTCTACTGTTGGTTGCAGAAGACAGGACCTGCTTCTTGCAGGGTATCCGCCACTGCAATTGTCATAGGACAACCAGTAGTAGCCTCAACTGGCGAAGCAGGTATGATTACAGCTCAGGTAGCTTCTACTACTGCTGTCATTGAGGAGCAAATGCCGATTGGTATCGCTATGAATGTATCTGCTGCTTCCGAGCATTCACTCGTTGACCTAACTATAGAATAAGACTTTTCTGCTTTAAGTAGATGAGCAATCAAGGCTTTGGCGGTTGAGCCAATTTAATAAATCAACCGCTCTAAAAAGGAAAGATGGTGATGATGAAGAAGTATAAATTGGATATTTTAGTTACCACACACAATCGACTTGACCTGACGATGAAGTGCATAGAGCATCTTTATGGTTGCACTCAATCGCCATTCCACTTAATCGTAGTAGACGATTCCACTGATTTAACCCCACTTTATATGGCTGAGCTTAAGGGAACGTATGACAACATAACCTATATCCATTCGGATGAACCATATAAATCGGGGAATCAAATCTTCAACATAGGCATAGCTCGTGCTAAGACTGACTATGTAGCAATCGTTATGAATAGTGTTACTGTTGAACCTGAATGGGAATCAGCGGCACTAAGACTCCTGGATGATAAACCAGAAGTGGGTATTGTTGGCTTCAAGAATCTCCTTCCAAACGGGCTGATAGAAAGTGCTGGTATAAGAATGGTTGGTTACTTGCCAACAGATATCGGTAGGGATTTTCCCGCTCACAGGCTGTCGAGTATCTATGAGGTCGAGGCAGTTCAGTGGGCATTTTGTTTATTAAGAAAAGAGGCAGTTGTCGGAAACCTTGAAGAGGATTTATTTAACGGTTTCAAGGGAGTTGATGACATAGATAACTGCTTTGTGATAAAGAAGAAAGATTGGAAGATATTTTACTGTGGATTGGGGGTTGGCTATCATGCCCCCAGGGCTACAAGGGGGAGTAACTCACTAGAAGCAAAGAAGCTAAATGCTGAGAATATGACTACATTCTACAAGCGCTGGGGATTTTATGAAGATTGGCAGAGAGAGGTAAAAGGTCTTACTGATGAGGATTTGGTACATCAATCCCCTATTGTTAGGAGCGGTGGATGAAAGTTCTTCTATTAGTGCCGACACTGAATTATAAACTTGAGTATACGCCATTGTCAATGACTGACTTCCCGACTGGGTTGGCTTACATTGCATCTGCATTGAAGAACGCAGGGCATGAGGTAGTCGGCTTAAATCTCAATAACGACAGAAAATATGACTCGGTATATCTTTCCCTAGCCAATAGATTGAAGAACACACTGGACAAGGAAAAACCAGACTTGATTGGGCTGGGTGGATTGTGTATAGATTATTTGTTTATCAAGGATGCAATGGATATTATCAGAAGATACTCTAAGACACCCGTAGTAATGGGTGGTGGAATTATAAACAATGACAGGGACTTTATATTTAATCTCCTGAAGCCTGACTTTTGTATCTGGGGTGAGGCTGAGGAAGCAATAGTCAAACTAGTTAATGTCCTGGGGAAAGATGAGCACCCAAAGGGGATAGACAACCTTGGGTATTGGAAAGAAGATGGTGCAGTATTTAATCAAACTAATTATGATTATGGGAACCTAGATGACAGGGCATTCCCCGATTATGAGCCTTTTGGTATTCAGGGGATGATGGATGATTACTCAATGGCAACCAGGCTTTTATATCGATATACTCGTCCTTATGCCAGACCAATGATAATAAACACAGCAAGGGCGTGTCCGTTTAATTGTACATTCTGTGTTCACTCTGGCGGGCCGAAGTATCGAGCAAGGTCAATTCCAAATATCATAGCAGAGATAAAGGAACTACATGATAAGTATGGGTTCAATGTCTTAATTATTGGCGATGAGTTATTCGCTGCTAATAAGAAGCGAATGAAAGAGTTTTGCAATGCTCTAATTGAGAACAGGGAGAAGTATGGCTGGGACTTTGACTGGATGTTTCAAACTCATGCAAACGCTAGATTAGATAGGGAAACACTAGAGTTGGCAAAGAGGGCGGGGTGTTATCGCTTCTCCTATGGGATAGAGAGCGGCTCGCCCAAGGTCTTGGAGAGCATGAACAAGAAGATTAAAGTCTCCCAGATTATTGATGCGATTAAGTTATCGCATGAAGTTGGTATTGGGTTTGGGGGAAATCTCTTATTTGGTGACCCAGTTGAAACGGACAAGACGATTCATGAGACCCTGCATTTTTGGTTTGAGCATTGTCGGCAAGCACAGGTATTTCTCTCTATTGTTAAGCCATATCCAGGCTGTAAGATATTTGACTACTGTGTGGAGAATGGGCTTATTACCGACAAAGAGGAATACTATGAAATAAATCAAAGGGTTACATATAATATGACACAAATGCCCAAAGAGGCATTCTCTCAATGGATGAATTTCATTGCAACCCTGGAAACTTCATGGCTAGTGATATATCCCGTTGATGCTATACGAGTAGAGGAGGAGCCTGAAACCGATAATGCGCTACTTAGTAATGGGCAAAGGATTCACAAAGTATTTGTCACCTGTCCTTCCTGCGATAAGAATAATATGTATCGGGAGATATGGAGCGAGGAAAAACCGCTCTCATACATTGGAACGGTCTGTGTGCATTGTGGCAAGAGAATCAAAATAAACCTAGAGGGGGTAGAAGTATGACGGTGACGAAGCAAAAAGAAGACGAGATTAGACGAGTAGGTTATGGGATTTCTGGCGATATAGGGGGTATTGGTAAGCAGACCTATTACACACCAGACGGTAGGAGAATTAGGTCTGTCCCTAATACTAGAGACTATGTACTGAAAGACAAGGATGGGAAGGTCATTGAGTCTGGGACTAGGGATGGTAACTTTGATAAAGGATGGTTGCCCGTAATGCCTATCGAATTAAAACCCCACTGCGATGGCTGTGGTGATTGGCACGATACGCAGGAAGGGGTGGATGAATGTATAAGGGGAAAAGAAGAGCAAACTCGTAAGTGGGATGAGTATGCTGAGCAGCAAAAGAAAAAGAACACCGATGCACAAAATGGCGATGTCGAGGAACTTCGTGTTGAAGTTCTTGAAATGAGAGGTCAAATGAACGAGATATTAGAAATACTAAAAGGAGGTATAGTACAATCGGAAGATTCTTCAACGAAAAAATAATGAATATGCCTAACTCTGCGGTGCGGAAGTTAAAGAAGTCTATAAAGATTACGCACAATCCTATCTTCGGGCAGACCAAGGGTTTCTTAGAGGAACTCAGGAAGGACTTTAACGAACCGCCATTGTACGTCAGCGATAAGGATAAGAAAAAGAAAGATGGGTAATATTGCGTTCCAGCCAGACCCAGGTAGATTAGGATTATATGTTCCTCTAGGGCAGACAAAGGAAAGCCCGTCTTTGGTTATCCCGTTTTATAAGATGGAACGCAGTGAACTAGACGAAATTGTACGGGTTGCGTTAGCCGAGCAGGGTATAACAGAAGAGTCGGAAGTGCAGGCTATAATTGATGAAGCGGAAACTCAATATGAAGAAAGGAGGAAAATCGAAGAAGCGAGAGTAGAATTAAGAAGACTAATGGAACTAAAAAAACAGGGTAAAAAACTAATGAGTGTGGGTAATAAGAAATGGAGAGAGGTATATTATCCATCAGGAGGTAGGGGATGAGTAATTTCAGGAAATTTCCAGACAGGGTAATTGTAGACAAGGATGGGACGGATGTAGCAAGTACAGCGTCTAATGCTGTATTTGGGGAGCAGGTAACGGCAGACGGAACTTCAGCCACAGATAATACTGCGGCTGCGGTAAAAGTTCTAGTAGTGGGTGCAGATGGTGCATCAACATCTACCGTTCTCCAGCAACGGGAACCGTTTATATTCAGACCAGCAGCTACGGCTTTAGCAAGTGGGATGGTAGCTTCTGGAACAAGGAGCGGCGGACCTGCTCTTACTGGGGCGGGCACGGCAGACCAGACAGAGTATTCGAGTTATGTAACTTATGAACCTTATCGAGGCGGAAAGATAGATGGCTTGGCAAGTGGGGGGGTAATATCGGGTCAATTAACTTTTGGTTATAAAGTTGGTACGAGTACTGCTGCTATAAAACTCACAGTTGATATACGGAATAAGGCTGGAACAGCCGTTACTGCGCTAGCACTAACGAGTACTCTTGCTGCGACAACGGCAGAGCAATTTGCAACATACGATATACCGCACCTGTTGACTGTAACTAACTTCAATGCTGTTCCCTTTGATGTAAGACATGGTAATCAGTCAAATCTAGCGGGGACGGCTGCGATAACAAGGATAATGGAATCCAGTTACATACAGGGTGAATTTGAGCCAGGCACATAAATATGGCTACTAAAGAACAAGTAGTTGCAGACCGCACATTTGCGACAGAGAGATATATTCTATCCACTATGCCCGTTTTATATCTACCTTTATGGAAAACAGATAGTGGGGAATCGGGGGATTCCTTTATATCCAGTGATGGACACGGGTTTACCTGTACGGTTACTGGTGCTTTGTGGACACCAACTGGTAGAGTGTTTGATGGGAGTAATGATAATATCTTAATTTCATCTCACGCCTCCCTTAACCCTGAAAAGCTGTCCGTGGAGTTCTGGGTGTATATCAACGCTCATGCAGATTTTAACAGCATAGTGGCTAAAGATTATTCGGGAGCTAATAACTACAGATTTTTGTCTGCGGCAGATGGTACTCTAACATGGGCACTTAGAGATAAGAACGGGACTAGTAATTGGGAGGTTGTAACTGCTCCTGTAAATTCAGGGGAGTGGATTCATGTTGTTGGGGTAGCTGACCAAGTTCCAACATCTGGCGTAGGTGGTATAGTCGGTATCTATATCAATAGTGCATTAATAAAGGCTGACCTTAGCCACTCTGTAACTGAAATACTACATGGTAGTAATGCCAATGACCTTTATGTTGGTTTTACCTCCAATGCACTTGACGGTAGAATTGGCGAAGTCAGAATCTATAACCGAATTTTAACCCCCCTAGAAATCCAGCGTAGTTATCTGGCAACTAAGTGGAGGTACCAGTAATGAAAAGAGCAATAATTATAACTATTCTTGTACTGGCATTGCTTCTACTCTCTACACCTTTGGCAGTTGAGTCTACTAATATACTTGGGGGTTATAGTGGCTGAGTGGAAACAGAGGTACAACTCATTTAACTCCGATAAAGGGCTAACATATTATCAGAACTATCGAGGTATAATTAACTGGCTTGATGGGAGTAAGTTTTTACCTCCGCCAGTTGAGTGTAACCTAGACCCTGTTATGGGGTGTAACTTAGACTGCTACTTCTGTATCACACAGAACTATATGAAAGGCGTGAAACACAAGAAACTATCGCTGGAATATATGAAGGAACTGGTAGACTTTCTTTCTGATTGGGGAGTTAGGGGATTGTGTATCAGTGGTGGCGGTGAACCGACCCTACATAAAGGACTCCCTGAACTGATAGACTACGCCAAAGATAAAATGGATGTGGCTGTAGTTACTAATGGAACTAAGGTAATTGACGAGTTCAAGCATTGTAGGTGGGTAGCTCTCTCAGTAGACGCTGCCAATAGAGATACCTATGAAAAGATTAAGGGTAAAGACTGGTTTGATATGGTAATAGATAACATTTCAAATATGGCGAAGGGGGCAGACTATTGCTTCAAGTTTCTTATTTTACCTGAAAACCAATACGAGATTTACGATGCCTGTAAGTTGGCAAGGGAACTCGGGGTACAGGATTTCCACGCTAGGCCTTGTGACTTTGAGAGGTCTGATATTAGTGGCTCAAAACGCCTTGCTATCGACATAGAGGCGGTCAAAGCACAGTTTAAGCAGTGCCACGAACTAGAAGATGAGAACTTCCATGTCTACACGATAACACATAAGTTTAATGACGACTTCCATGTCAAGCACGACTATCCTGAGTGTTTGGCAGCGCCACTTCTTCTTCCTGTTCTAACAGATGCCAACGGGTATCTTTGTGTAGAACATAAGATGGAGGGTAAATATAAACTTGGTTCGTGTAACCCGCCTTATGATATTTTAAGTTGGTGGGGTGGTGACAAACATAGGCAGATGATTAAAGACATCATTCCCGAAGAGGACTGCTCAAGATGTATCTATTCATCTTACCATAACCAAATTGAGTCAATAAAAAATGATAGGATGTGTTTAAGTTTTCCATGATATTTATAAGAGATAAACAAGGTAGATTCTCCAAGGGGAATGTGGCGCAAAGATTCTTAAGCCATATTACTAAGCAGTCATCTGGCTGTTGGGAGTGGCAAGGTTATCTACACCGTGGTTATGCTGATAAGTTTTGGGATGGAGAAAAGAAAGTTACTGCTTATAGATATACTTATGAACAAGTAAACGGCACTGTCCCAGATGGTTTACAGATAGACCACCTTTGCCGTAATCGTGCTTGCGTTAATCCCGACCATTTAGAGGCGGTTACGCCCAAGGAAAATATCAGGAGGGGTACTCGCAGCAAACATCTTGGATTATACCAATCAAGAAAAACTCATTGTCCGAAGGGGCATCCGTATGATTTGGTTAATACATATATCAATACTCGTGGTGGGAGAGAATGTCGTACTTGTTTAAGAAGCAGGAGGCTAAAATTATCTATATAGCAGGTAACGGTGGACTAGCGGCAGAGAGCGAACACTTCGCAGCAGAGCTTATGGGGAAGTACCACTCCGATGTGTATGTGCCCTGTATCGCACTGACATCAAATTCTAGCCTTGTTACGGCGTTAGCTAATGATATTGGTTATGAGAATGTTTTTGCCCATCAGATTCGTGTTCTGGGGAATAAGAATGATACGTTTATCGGGATGACAACAACCTCTTCCGAGAATATTGTAAAAGCTGCCGAGGTTGCTAGGAAGGTTGGGATGCAGGTTGTCTTATTAGATGGTAAGGCTTTGAAGGGTGATAATGTAGCCGAGAAGCAGGAATATGCTATTAGATTATTACATAAGATGGCAAGGGAAATAAAAGATGCTAATAAGTAAAACACCCTTTCGCCTCTCATTCTTTGGGGGCGGCACGGATTACCCCGAATACTTTAACGAACACGGGGGGGCTGTCTTGGCAACCTCCATAAATAAGTATTGCTGGGTGGGTGGAGATAATGGAAAGATGTGGTCACACTCCGACTTACCAATGAGAAGTGGTATGGGTACGAGCTCTGCGTTTACTGTAGGTTCGTTAAAGACTATTACCAATAAGAGTAACAAGGAGATAGCAGAACTAGCTACGATATGGGAGAGAGATAAGCTGGATGGTCATGTTGGCTATCAAGACCAATACCTATGTGCTGTTGGTGGGTTTCACAGGTTGCGGTTCTTCGGCTCAGGTATAGTCGATGAAGAGCTGGATTATGGATGGCTAGAACCATATCTAATGTTATTTGATACGGGGCAATACAGGAGAGCAGGTGATGTAGTTGCGCCCCAATTAGCTAGGGTTGATGAGAATATGGATGCACTACATGCCTTAAAAAAGATGGCACTAGATGATTACACGGATTATAAATCATTTGGAGTAGCATTGGGAGTAGCATGGCAGTTAAAGAAATCACTTGCCGACAGTGTATCCACGAAGGCTATTGACAATATATGGAGTACCGCACTAGAAGCTGGTGCTAAGGGGGGGAAACTCTTAGGTGCTGGTGGGGGCGGGTTTATAGTCTTTGTAGTACATCCCGATAAACACAGTGATGTTAGAGAGGCACTTAAGTTAAAGCAGATAGAATTTAGATTTGAGAACGAGGGAAGCCAAATCGTCTATGATAGTAATAAATCCTAGTCACAAATGCCCTAGTCCGCAGGCTGCAATCGAAGCGCCGATTTGGTGTGCCTACATTGCCGAGCTTTGTGATGCTGATTCCATATTAGATGCTGAAGCAGATGGACTTACACTAGAGGAAACTGCTGATATAGTTGGCAATGAAGATTGCATAATAGTTTCAATGGGAGCTAATCCATCGGCATCTTCTACGCCCAAAGCTGGTGTAGCTCTTAAACTTGCGGAGCTTATACCCAATGCAAGCGTAGCGGGGTTGCACTTTCACAATATGCCCAGCGTAGAATCATTGGTATCTGTTACCCCTGCATGGAGATTACTGGACTTATCTAAATACAGGGCGCATAACTGGCATTGTTTAGATGGTAGGGATAGGTCGGGTTATGGTGTTATCTATTCAAGTTTTGGGTGTCCATTCAAATGTGATTACTGCAACATACATACTCTATATAGTGGTATAACCTATCGCAGACCACTAGATGTATTAAATGAGATAGATTATTTGGTGGCACGTGGGGTTAAGAACCTGAAGTTCTGTGATGAGTTATTCACAGTAAATAAAGACCACGTAAATGAGATTTGCGATAGGCTTTCATATAGAAATTACGACCTAAATATCTGGGGTTATGCTAAAACGGGGACAGTCAATCCAGAGATGCTTAAAAATATGAAGAGGGCTGGCTTTAACTGGTTATGCTATGGCTTTGAGTCAGGGAGCGATGAAATACTAAGGGGTGTTGGGAAGAAACAGACGATGAAACGGATGTTTGAGGCTGTAGAAATGACACGTGAGGCAGGGATAAACATAATAGGGAACTTTATCTTTGGATTACCTGATGATGATATGAAAACGATGTATGCCACCAAGAGATTAAGCAAGCAACTCGGTTGCGAGTGGGTTAATTATTATTGTGCAATGGCTTACCCTGGGTCTAAATTATACGAAGACACCCCCAAAGAAGACCTACCCGATACGTGGGAGGGGTATGACCAGTATTCCCCTAACGCTAAACCATTACCGACTAAATATCTTACATCACAAGAGGTTTTAGAATTCAGGGATAAGGCGTTTAATAGTTTTTATTCTAATGCGGGTTACTTACAAATGATAGAAAGGAAGTTTGGACAACAGGCAGTTGGCCACATAAAGGAGATGATGCAGTGGTCAGTCAGAGGGACGCCTTCTTTAGCAAGCTCTTTAAGTTAGCTAAAGAAGACGATAGGATAGTAGTAGTAACTGCTGATTGCGGCGCACCTGCTTTAGACCAGTGGAGGGAGGAGTTGCCATGTCAGTTTATAAACGTGGGAATCGCCGAACAGCAAATGATTGCCCTGGCTGCTGGCTTGGCATTAGAGGGGAAGAGGCCCTATTGTTATGCGATTGCTCCATTTGCGACCTTAAGATGTTACGAGTTCATAAGAGTGGATGTGAGTCTAATGAACCTTCCTGTGGTCATAGTCGGCGTGGGTGCTGGTTTATCCTACAGCGAAGCAGGGCCAACGCACCATGCAACTGAGGACATAGCCTGTATGAGGGCTTTGCCCAATATGAAGATAGCATCCATCTCAAGTAACGGCCAGATAGATGAAGTCTTAAGAGAAGAGGGTCCGATGTATGTCAGGTTAGACAGGGGTGATGGATGGAGTGCTCCCCATATTAGATTAGAACATGATGGGTATAAGTGGTATCCATTATGGCTGAAACCATTCAGAATGGAGATACCCGATTGGGCAACAGAAATCATAACTACAGAGGAACACCAACTCAGTGGGGGTTTGGGTTCTATAGTCGCTGAGTATCTGGCTGATAATAAGATAAACATACCACTAACAAGAAAGGGAATTAACGATGAGTACTTCTACAAGTATGGTAAAAGAGAAGACATCTTTAAAGTGTAGCGAGCTAAGAAACACAGTCCTAGAAATGTGTATCAAGGCTGGCACAGGACACGTTACATCTTGCTTCTCCTGTGTGGAGATTATGGTTGAACTATTCTATAACAAGATGACCGAGGATGATGTCTTTATTCTAAGTAAGGGTCAGGCTAGTCCTTTAATGTATGCTATCTTGGCTGATAGGGGATTGATAGACGAGGGGGAATTATGGAAGTTCGCAACAAAAGATGGTGTCCTTGGTGTCCACTTAGACCATCATATAAACGGGGCTGTGATAACTGCGGGCTCATTAGGGCACGGCTTGGGTATTGCGACAGGGATAGCAAAGGCAAGAAAGTTAGATGGTAGGCCTGGAATTATATATGTTCTCTTAGGTGATGGTGAGTGTTATGAAGGATCAGTCTGGGAAGCTGCTATGTATGCGGGTAATGAGAGACTAGATAATCTGGTTGCTATTATTGACCAGAATGGTTATATGGTTACAAGCGGAACAAGGCGACTTGAGTTTGTGTGGCAGTCATTTGGTTGGAGCGAGCATCTAATCAAGGGTAACTCTATTGATGATATTCATTCTGCCTTTTACTCTAATTGGAATAGTCCAGAGGAAAGACACAAGCCCCTAGCTATTATAGCTTTAACTACTAAGGGAAAAGGAATACCCTTTATGGAAGGAAATACTATGTGGCACGGTAAAGCCCCGCAAGGTAAAGAAGCAGAAAGAGCAAGGAGGGAATTAAATGCCAGCTAAAACAGAAAAACAACGCAAGTTCTTTGGCGCTGAACTAGGTCGCAAGAGGGCGGGTAAAAAGACAAGGACTAAACTACCCGAACATAAGCTAGAAGAGTTTGCAAGAAAAAAGAAGAGGTGATGTATGCCAAGAAGTTATGAGGAAATGAGAAACCTCGCCGAGCAAATTTATCAGGATACTGGTAACTCGGTAGCGGGAACGGTAGAGTGGGATTACTGGATAGAAGAGGGATTGAAGAAATTCTCTACCTATCGTCCCCACATAACTGAAGTTATCTACAAGATAGAGTCCAGGTATGGCACTGATGCAACAGGGACGGCAAACAAACTAACCGATACCGTGAAGTCCCAGTTTGTTGCGGGGGATGCTACCGATGAGAAGGTTGTGCATAATATAACTGACCATACCTATGCCGTAGTTCTTGCAAACGACTCCCCATCAGTTAATGCGCTAAGTGCAGACATTATGGATGCCAATGAGTCTTATCGTATTTATAATAAGAGGTGCTGGAAGAATAACCAAATTTATATTGGCGATGTAACGGATTATCTTCGGATTGACTCTGTGGAATACCCCCTTGGGACTAAACGGAACTGGGAGCTACCCACCGATGAGATATTGGAGATACTGGTTTCTGAAGTTAGTGATAGCAACCTCAATGCTACTGATGTTCCCAATATAGATGTTCTGGTAAGGTTTGTTAAATCACATAAGTTAAACCAAATGACTGACCTATCCCTTGCTGTAGCTAACTCAGCGGGATATGCTGCGGCTGTAACCTCAATGGCAGTAGACGCTGCTTCAACCACAGGAACGGAAGTTATTGAGGCGGGTGAAGAGTTCCACCTGGCAAACAAGCGATGGACATATACTGTAGCTGCCAGTGCTACAGCATCTACTGGGGGAACAGCTACACTTACCTTCTATCCAGGAGCTGAGGATGCCGTGATAGACAATGATGTTTTAACCTTTAGAAAGTCTACCCTTAAGCCACAGGATGAAGAGATTTTTGGGCGCTTGGTTGCTGCCAGGGCTGCGATGAGTGATTCAAGGAGTTTTATAGGTGCCATTAACTTCGGTGGGCTTAACACGCAGCGAGATTACATAGTCTGGAAAAGGGAATTATACGATGAGGTTATTGGTGAGTTAAGGGGGAGCAAGCCGAGGAGTAAGCGGCTTTATACAAGGGCATGAGGATATTACTTCACTCTAAATTCTTTACTGCAATAAGGGCATTTAATATTTGCGGTATGCACGTTCCCATTATTACCAGTTACAATTATCGCAAGATTTTCTATTCTGTTGTCACCCTTGTTTTCCCTAGAATTAAGTGGATATTTTGTACCCTTATGATGAACAAGTTCCCATCTTTGAAGATTTCTACCAAGGTGTTTAGCCATTACAAGGCGATGCTCGAGAACATGCCTATCCTGACCAGCCATCGAGTAAAAGAAGTCATTGGGTTGAAGCTTTATTCTAACATAACCCTGTTTGTCAAAAAATCTTCCGCCCTTCCAATTGGGGTTTGCTGGGCCAATGCGACTGCTATTTCTAGCGCCACAAGAACGACATCGGGGGTGGGTAGGAACGCCCCTTTTGCACTCAGCCCACCTTTCCCTGCCACAATCTTCGCAAGCAGCCCATATGGAGGTTCCGCCCGACGGCTTCTGAGACCGAACTCTAAGATATTTTCTTATCTCACCAAGTTTTGGCATACATATATTATACCATATAATCAAAAGGTTCGCAAGGCGGTGTACCATTAGGGTTCTGACGGGCAATTTAGAGGCCAATCAGAAATTAGTTGGAACGGGCAAGGTTCATAGAGAGCCTATATGGAAGATTGTCCTCTCAAGAGCAGGACAAGCCACGAAGACCTACTCGCAAACACAGGTTTTAGAGATAGACCATACCGAAGAGGAATTCAGTGGCATAGCCACCGTTCTAATAGATAACTCTGACAATTCCTTAACAACGATAGACTTTGAGATGTATCAAGGTGTTATCTCTTTGGGATATGTTGACCCCACTAATGGAAATGAATTCTCTGCATCCGCACCTTTGTATGTTTTGGGGCAACGCTTCTTTTCCATACAAGGTTTGTTAGTCTGCCAGTTATCTTTGATAGGTATCCCCAATTTAATGGCAATGGACAAGGCGGAGTCTGAATTGACTTTAGAAGAGGGGGATGCACGAACAGTTAAAGATTTAATCACGGCTGTTGCCAGAAAGACTCTTACTCCTTACACGAACTACGAAGATTATACAGTTACTTATGATAGCGAGGATAATGTAATCAATTCCCTTAAACCAAAGACTGCCTTTCAGATAAGTGAAAACGACAACCGATTGGAGAAGATTAAGCAACTTATAGGTTGGACTGGCAATAAGATGAGGATGGAGGCCGATGGTAACATTCATACCTTTGACCCTAAAAGTGCTGTACCATTTGATTATGAGTACAAATTTGATGTTGCCGATGAACACACCTTTTTAAGTAAGGAATTAAGGAACAGGTTTGTCAATCCAAATAAGACTATAGTTAAGTCATACGAGGGGGACGACCCGCAGTTTTCAGGCAATGATACAAGTGCCACCAGCAACGCTCTATTCCCTAAAACTGAGACACTGAGATTCAGGTTGGTCTCTAATACTGAGGCATCTAATATCGCATCAGCCAGAATAGAATCACACGAGCTAGACTCCGATGTGGGGGCAGTAACTGTCCCAATGAATGTCGGGCAAGAGGTTTGGGATTTCATTAAGGTAACAGACTCAAGGCAGGGTGATAGTGTAACGGGTAATGTCAGGTCTTTAAGAAGGCACGTTAAAGTCCCTCTAGGTGGTGGTAGATTCATCTGGGATACGAGTATTCGGTTTGGAACAGTACCAGGCTTAGCTCCCATTCTGCTAGGGCGAGGGGCTGGTCTGGGGAGTAATCTAGCAGTATCGGTTCAGGCTTTAATAGAAGCATACAACGGACTACGTGAGGATTTATACGGAGATGACCAGGGTGAAGGTGGTGTACTGGGATTGATAAGAGACTTAGCGTTGCACGTTGATGCACATCACGATACCTTTATTACTAAAAATCTACACAGTACAGACACGGCATTTATGCCCGTAGAGGAATAATGGCAATAGAAGATTTTAATACATATTCAGAAACAGACCCTGGTTCTATGATTGTAAAAGGAACTCGCAGGGTTGAATGGACTGACCTAACGAGAAACAAGGAAGCCTATGTCTGGAAGGACAAGACTGCTGGCTTCTTTGATGGCGACTTCACTCACTACTTAACTATCCGTGTTACCGCAGATTTATCGGAGTCTAATGCTCAATTTAACTACTGGGCATTAGCTAATGTCGTAGATGAGTGGAAAGGCATAGAGGACGCCTCAGAGGATATGCTCGCAATAGCCCATAGTCATCCTACCAGTCCTGACCGAATAGAACTTAATGTAATTGAAGTAGATGGCGGAGCAAGGTACGGTTCTGTAGACTATGTAATGACCCTAAATACGAACTACTACTTGAAGATAGTTAGGGACGAGAGCGTAGGAACTTATGGAACAATCTATTGTTATATCTATAGTGATGCTGCTAGAACAACCCTCCTCGCTACAATATCAGTGACTCTACATTCCTCCAAGAAAGATTTTAGATATATTTATGGAGTAATGACATATAACGGGGCAACCCCCCACAAGGCTAGCGCTTACTCTGAAGACCTTGAGCTCTTAGCTTCACTGGAAACACCATCGGTAACCACGTTGTCTATGACAGACTATGCGACTACCACTATTACGGGTAATGGGGTTATTAACAGCTTGGGGCTTTCTGCTGTTACTGCTCACGGACACGCTTGGAATACAACTATAGACCCTGTTACTGGAGATAATAATGTAGATAATGGTACTGGTAGTTTAGGTGTGTTCACCTCAGCTATAACAGGTCTAATAGACGGGCAAACCTACTGGGCAAGGGCTTATGCCACCAATTCTGAGGGTACAACTTATGGTGCGAATGTTAAGTTTACTACCAATCGGAGTAACTTAGAACTGATACCAGGTGAATACTCCATAAAGGGGGAAAAGCTCCATTATGTAAGTAAGACTGGAAAAGAATACGAAGTCCAGGGGATAGCGGTATGACAACAGAAAAGTGGACAGATGGTACAGATAGCTTTATACAGAAGAGCCTGTTTGATGCCCACACAGTTCTTATTGCTATCGCTGATAATACCCCTATAGCGTTAGTCGTTGGCGAGCAAACTGTAGTTGGACGATTGACGGGCGAGAATATCACGGCCGTTGCCATTGGTATCTCAGACAACAATATAGTACAAATAGACCACGCCACAGCCACTGATAATGACTACGCTAAGTTTACGGCTGCTGGCTTAGAGGGGCGAAGCTTCTCTGAGGTATTAGCAGATTTAAGCGGGCAAGCTGGGGCTGCTTTTGATTGGAATGGTCAGAACCTTACTAACACTGGTACTATCACAGCCCAGACATCAGTTTGGCATCACGAACATGACCTCTTTGCTACTTCACTTAATCCAGGAGCTTCAGGGGCAACTAGAACTGCCCCAGATTCAAACACAATCGGTGGGTGGCAACTAAATGCTGCTGGTGAAACACTCAACTTCGAGGCTCATATGGAAGCAGAATGGGATGCAAGTAGTGACTTAATAATAAATGCTTGGTGGGAGGTTAATGTAGATAATACGGGGGGTGCTGGTGGAGATACGGTAGACCTTCAACTGGTTGTTAGATATAAAGGTGAAGGTGAAACAGCTATTAAAACTCAAACGGTAGAAGTAGCCACAACCGTTGGAGCATCAGCCAGATATAAGCAGTTTAAGACTACTTTTACGATAGACTATGATGCTGCTAATAATGTGATTGACTCGCTAGATGTTTTATCTTTTGCTCTTAATTTAGAAACAGACACCAGCGAAGTGCATTT